AGTACTAGTGGACAGAGAAGTAGTAATTCAATCCCTTAAAGGGATCAAATTACAACTCTCACCATCAACATAGTATTTCTTAGCGAATTCTAAATGTAACCCAGAACGGGACACAATAGACTTCGCTAATCCAATCTTAACTCCTAGTATGTTGGTCATTATATGAAAATAACGATCAGCAACATAAGAGTTAAAGATCACCACGTCATCTCCTAAAACTATGTAATCTTTAAAGTACCATCCTCGGGACCTCCACTTCTTAGCAGAAAGGGAAGCCCATTGTATCACTATATGATGAGCAACAGCTAACATCATCCAAGAAGATAAAGCTCCCATAGGTTGACCTACAGAATAGGTAACCTCAGATAAGGGAAGCTTATATTTCTTGACGATATAAGAAGGAATAGAGTATTTACGATTACATAAAATGTTGGACCAGTGAACAGCTGCCTCTTTTCCTAATAATGGAATAAGAATAACAGTCTGAAGAACTACCGGTAATCGGTCAGTGGCTGATGATAAGTCATAGGAATAGGCCTTGCGTATTCCTTTAGACCTAACATCTTTAATTTTCTTCTCCAACTTACCTATTTGATCAAAAGTAGCATCCTCATCCAGAGGACGAACTATATTCTGAAGAAATCGGTGAAGAGGGAATAAAAGCCATTGAGTCCAAATATCCACCATCGCAAATACCCTAATCTTACCTGCAGGTTCTAATTTAAATCCAAGTTTACCAAGACTATAATTTATATTTTCTTTATTAAATAAAGAAAATTTACTTTTAGCCAGAGTAATAGGATGAAAATCAGATACCGGGTCTAACCTACTAGAGTGTAATAAAGAAGAGAATATATAATCTCCCTTTACCACACTTGAACAAAAACCGGAAAAATCAGCTAATAAGGATTGGTATTGAACAGAAGTTCAAACCTGTGAAGATGATCATATAGATCATAAAGAAGAGGAAATCTCAGTAGAGATATCCTCAGGAACTTCACCCTTAAAAACAGATGATCCAGTCTGGGGAGATGATCTCCCAATAGGGAAGAATTTGAAATCAACGAGATTCCAGTTATTCTTCAACCGATTTAGATCTAATCTATCTCACCAACGATTAATACTAGTTTCCAATTGGTATAAATCTAAGGGAGATAAAGATCAAAAATCGGTTAGACCGGGATCAGTAATGGAAGATAGATTAATAGATCCGGGATAGTCAATTATACGATAAATCGATATAAGACTAGTCCAGAATCTAATAGAATCTTTATCCTTTAGAATTAGGAGTTTACGCTCACTAGGAGGGATCCATAAAGGGATTCCTGACCTTGAACGAGAAACTCGTCGTTTTAAAGGATTCTGATCTTCAATCACATACCCTGCGACTGATTGCTGAATTAATACATGAGAAACCTTAAGGTTTAAAGTTAAACCCTTGGAACCTTCACAAGTAAAAATTCTATAACAGTGAAATGAGAACACACAAATCATTTTAACCTTTTTCCGGGATAGAGAACCCATTAATGAACCATAAAATTGAATTAAATGGTTTATTAACGTTCTACCTCTATTTCTAGAGATAATACCATTA